TGGAAAAAGAAGCAGCTTCAGCCGCTGGAATAGGCGGCGCTTGGAATGCTACAAAAAGCATATTTAAGAACATAGGAACTGCAACAAAGTCAGGCTGGAAAGGCAAAAATACAAAAGGATTAACAGGTTCAGCAAAAGGTATCCAAGACACTTCTCGCTTTTTATCTGAAAACCGAAAAACTGTTGGTATGGTTGCAGGTGCAGGCGCTGCTGGTTACGGTCTAAGATCCGCTCTTGACGACGACAAAACAACTGTAGTTTATAAAAAATAATTAAATGTTGTACATAGAGTACTCCGGAACAGAGTTTAACACGTCTTTAGCTAATGAGTTTAAGTCTATGCTTGAGCATCATACTGATAAAGACGTGGAACTCATGATAGGTGAGCCAATAGGCCCTATAGACGGAATTACTCTATTAAACAATGAGTTCGACCGGATCATTGAGTTAACCTCATTACCTGATCCAGCAACATTAAAATACTTATACTTATAATGGTACTAATACCTCATTTAAAATTTATAGAAGCCTTAGTAGCTACCAAGCTGCCTATACATTCTATAAAAGAAAAACTACAAGACCTAGATCTTAGAGTAGATGATCAAGTATTAGCTGTCATTATAAACACGATAAGATCTAATTACCCTACATATTTTTCTGAAACTGATCCAGACCCAGTAACAGCTCTATGGCTTGAAGAGTTAGACGTTTTGGAGATGTATGCTCATTTAGAGGGTAACTCGGACTTTAAGCAAAATATACTAAAAATGGATGGAGCAGTTAAACTGCTTCAAGATCCATTGATGTATCGAATCATAACTTCTATAGCGATGGCACATATTGAGCCTGAGGATATTGAGTTAATTGTTCAAGCTAAGTTTAACCTAGAGTATTCAGAAGATGACATAAACTTATTCTTAAAGTATTTTTTTAGTGTTTCTGAATGATCAAGAAAGCAAAAGCAAGGATATATAGTAAAAATAAGAGACAAGCAGTTAAGTGCTTATTATAAAATAGCGCTTAAAGGGGATAAAGAATTTCTATTGTGGAAGTTAGGAATTAGCCCGGCTAAGGACTTTAAGGAAATGTTAGTCGAGATGACTAATGACTCTTTCTACAATTTCAAAGAGACTTCAACGATAAAGCCAGACTCAGCTCAAAAATGGGCGCAACTCTCTACTAGGCTTATGGACAAGTTAGATGATATGGATAAAAGAGAAAAAGGTGAAGCTAAAGGACTTTTATCAGACATAGAGTTTAGGATAAAAACTTATGCAACACCGAATGATATAAGAAGTGACTTTAAACATTTTACAGATTTAGACATAGGATCTAACGATGAGCTATAACATAGATGCTTTAATAAAGCATGCAGGTATACTAAATCCACCTAAAGACCATCTTGCGCCGAAGGTATGATCCTCAGACATGCGGTTACAGCCACAAGTAGCTAAGGAAGTAAAGGCACGCATTTATACTATTTTACCGGAAGAGCAGGTTAAGGCTATTTTTATTCTTGGGTCAATAACTGGCTATAAATGAGATGACTGCTCAGACATCGATGTAATGGTAGCTATTTGTGATTATGATGAGTCTAAGAAAAAGACCAGACTCACTGCTACTATTAATGATAAACCTATGGGGCAAACTACTCATGATATTAACTACTTTATAGTAGAATACCATGAAGGCATAAGAGAAGGCTTACGTAAACACGATTGAGGAGTTTATGATGTATTCAATGATAGATGGATAGCATCTCCAGGAGACCCTGACTTATTAAGAAATCCAGATAAACAATTTTACTTTGAACTTCAATATGCCAAGTCTAAGGCAAGAGAGTTTGAAAGACTTGCAGAGCAGTTAAATAAAATACAAGCAGATATTGATGGACAAGCTGAACCTATAAAGTCAGACATGCTTCAGTATTCAAACTATAAAAATTTAACAAACTCTAAAAAACAAGCTTATGAGAGACTAGCAGATTTTGTTTTAGATATAGATAAACAGCGAAAAATAGATTACAGTAGCTCATTTGGGGTCGCTAGAATAGGCTTAGATAATATCGTATTTAAGTATATAGAGCACGGACCCAATGCAGAGCTTTTCAATGAACTAAAAAAATACAACAGTGAGCGTAAAAATAAACGTTAGAGGATCTAATCTTGAGGGAGCCCTAGCAGCATTTAAAACTGCTATGATAAAGTCCGGGACTTTAGCTCTTTATAAAGAAAACCAACAGTACCTAAAGCCCTCAGAAAAGAAACGAATTAAATGAAAAAAAGCCCGTGCCAAAAAAGCAAGTAGAATTACCGATTAGTGATTTTGTAGAGAACTTTTTTCACTTAAAGGGGCAACCCTTCTCTCTTAACGACTACCCTCACATGCGCACTATTTATAATACTGCAGCTGAGAAAGTCGTTATGAAATTCTCTAGACAGACGGCAAAATCTACAAGCCTTTCTAATATTATGTTGGCTACTACATATATGACGCCACAGATAAGACAGTTATATGTATCCCCCGCTGTAGCACAGACACAAGAATTTGCCCGAGATAAGTTAGAACCTCTTATAACAACTTCACCTATCTCCCGTTCTTTTGTTGATTCTAACCAAGTGCAGAACGTATTTAAAAAAGAGTTTAAAAATGGAAGTGTAATAAACTTACGATACGCGCTTTTAAACGCTGATAGAATTCGTGGTATATCAGCAGATGTGAATTATTTTGATGAGTGCCAGGATTTACGTAAAGATGTTATAGGTGTTATCGAGGAAACTATGTCTCGATCAGAGATTAAGAAGTCTATTTATGTAGGCACACCTAAACGCTCTAAAGGTACCCTTGCAGATTTTTGGTTCGGTAGTACACAAAATGAATACGCAGTTAAGTCTTCGGCTTCAGGTCATTGGAATATATTAGGTCCTGAGAATATAGGCGCAAATGGTTTAATAGATGCTAAGTCTGGACATCCTTTGGATTTAAGAGTAGATAAAGGAGAATGGGTATCAACGTATGCGAATAAAGGCAAAAGGCCTGACATGGAAGGTTTTAGAGTATGCTTACTTCATTTTGCTAACTCACCTTGAGTTCGTTGAAAAAAAGATGTAATCTATAAGATGGAGAATCAATCTACAGGATTATTCTATAATGAGACCTTAGGCTTAGAATATGATTCTGGTTCTATACCTATTACAAAAGAAGAGATTATGCGCTCCTGTAATGAAGGTTATGAGATGACAGAAGATTTACCCAGCCAAGGTAGAGGTAAACCCTCTATAATGGGAATAGATTATGGCCCAGTAAACTCAGAAAATTCTTTTACTGTTATAAGTATTATACAAGAATGAGACGGAAAATTTCAAGTTGTATACACTAAAAAGTTTTTAGGTAAAGAAGCTGATTATACATTTATTCATGCAGAGATACCTCGATTATTTGCAAAGTGAAACTGTATACTATTAGCCAGTGATTATGGCATGGGGGAAGCTCCTAATAGTGAATTTAGGTCTAGACTAGGTCTTGCCAAGGTAATGCCTTTCCAACACTTACCTAGTCAAAAAGAACCTATGAGGTATAATTCAAAAATGATGGCTTATACCTTGAATAAAACGAACGTAATGAATATGTTCTTTAATATGCTTAAGAAAGGTAAGCTAAGGCTACCTAAGTGAGCATCTTCTGAAGGCATAGTTAGTGACATACAGAATGTTATTATAGAATACGATGAAGAAAAAAATACACAAAGATATACTAATATTGGACCAGACGATTATGTACATGCTACTTTATTTGCATGTATGGCAGGAATGTTTACATTTGAAGATGACCGTCTAAGAGAAAATTTAAGTTAAAAATTTGACACCAGTAAACACCTAACCTATATTAAAGAATGGTGCGACCAGAAGAACTACAACATATGGGCGAAAAGATAGCAAGGGACTTTTTAGACCGTGGACAATCTTTACAAACTTCTCTAGAGAAGGTTGCCGAGACACACAGACTAAATGCACACCAATTGCACAGAGTAGCTGAGAAAGCAAATCTAGATACACATCTAGGGTTGTTAAAAAATGCGTCAGCAGATGATGCATATATTACCTTTGAATTAGCTACAGCAGCTAAGATCAAACCCATTGCCAAGGTAGCAAAGCTTACTTCAAATGATTATCAATTACCCCCTGATACCAATTTATTTACTATAAGTACAGAAGACCTTGTAGAAAAAACAGCAAGTGTTGCTAAACCTAAAGAGGTTAACGCTAACACAGCTTATATAGGGTCATCTGTAAAAGTAGCCGAAGCTAGAAAAGCTCACAGTAATTTATCTCAACACGAGTGAAGACTTCAAGATAAAGTCTCTGAAATATATAGTGTTGTAAAACAAGCTGCTCTTTCAGGAACAACTAGCAATGAACTAAGCTATACTATAAAAGAAGCTGCAGTTACCTGCGATCTTATACTAGATGCAATAGAAGAGAATTTAAGTAAAGACAAAATAAGTTTAACCAAACAAGCAAGCGATCTTACAGAGCTAACTGGTAAACGAGTTAACCCTGATAATAAGTTAGTAAAGCTATGTAACGATTTTGACAAAATAGCTGCTAGTGCGTGTGAAAACTTTTTAACTTTTATTGAAAAGACTAGAGAACTAGATTCTTCTAATCCGTTAGAAAAAAGAGCATTTGATGGATCAGCTACTTGAGTAGGGCGTCAATTGATTAATACAGTAAAGTTCCCATTTAAGTACCCAAAGACTGCCTTAGGCGTAGGAGCTTTTGGAACAGGCACAATGTATATGAAGAATACTAACACACAGGCTAAAGAATTTGCTGAGATTGCAAAAAAATATCAAAACATAAGGAAGTAACATGGAAGAAAATGGAAGTTTTAAATTAGCCTCATCTTTCTCTAGTGGAGTTTTAAGAAAAATCACAACCGGATCAAAAATGGATACTGCGCTTAATGTTGCAGGTCTTATAGGAGTAACGGTTATTGTAGCAGCATTTGCAAGAAAACTTATGGAGGCCTTTGATAAGTTAGGTATTATGGCTATGGAGCCTATTTATTATAAAAAGATGTTAAAGTCTCACCCAAGACTTATGGAAGAAGATCCTGATGAAGTTGCTAAACTTTGAAGCACCCTTTATAAGTCTTCCCCGCATTTAGCGCAAGATCCTGTTGCAGCTGGTGCTTTCATTATACAGAATATACAAATGGGTGTAATAGGTCAATACGGCGGCCCACCGCTAGATACTTATAAAACTTTGTCAGGCATTGATGGTTCATTTAAAAATAATAGATCACCTAATAGTTCAGGCGATTCTCTTGGTAGCTTCGCTGCTGAGGGTTTATTAGTGTAATGATAGAAAAAGTAGCTGAGTACATATCAGGAGATAATGGTAATGAAGCCCTCACCTTAGTAGGTGAAGGCTTTAACTCGTTAGAGAAAACTGCCAGTATTAACTATGACCCTGTTATACAGGAATACCTAAATTCTTTAGAAAAAGAAAAAGGCTATTTGTATGCACTTATTAATGCTTTAACTGCCGGAGAGTTTTTTGGGCCTAACAGAAATGGCGATTATTTTCCCGAAGAGGCGTTAAAAAAGTATCATAACACCTTTGTTGATAACGGGTATGTATACTCACACCATCAAAATGGAAACCCTAAAAAGTCTATGGGCAAAGTTATCTTTTCTCATTATAATCCTAATATGCACCGTGTAGAAATTGTAGTAAGGCTACAAAAAGAGCACCCCGGAGTTATAAAATTAGTAGATGAGATTTCTCAAGGAAGAGTCCCTAAAACATCTATGGGGTGTAAAGTCCCTTATGATCTTTGTAGTATAAGTTTAAAAAAAGCTAAAACTAGAGCTGAATATTCAGATTATTTAAAGTATCAAATGAACAAAACATTATCAGATGGGCGAAGAGTCTACGCGATAAATGAGATACCTAAGTTTTTTGATATATCTATAGTCACTATACCAGCCGATCCTACTTCTACTTTTATGAGCCCAATTATAGGTTTAGAAAAAACAGCTTCTATGCAGAAACAAGCTTCTTTTATAGAAGAGTATAAAACAGCGGTTATGAAGAAAAACATACCAGTTGAGTTAGAGGTAATAACAGAAGATCCTAAGAGGCTTATCGTAGATAGCCAAGAAAGATTTACTCAGCAGCAGATAGAAAAGCTATCTGAGTACCCTCTAAATGAGGTTATGTCTACCATGCTAGGACTTAGAGTAATGCCTTTAAGGGAGGATTTCCAAAAGCTTGCTTTATATAAAGTAGGTAAAAAAGAGTTGGCAGACTCTCTAGAAAAAAAAGCTATATTTTTCGAGTTATCTGATAAAACAATAGTGGATACTCCTAATAACGTAGGACCAGAATTTGTAAATGAAAAGATTGCGGAAGTTTTTTCTGAAAATATTTTAAATATTAGTTTGACAAAACCAGCTATAGTTAATAGAATTTTAGATAAGAAGGCCTCTGTAGAAAGAACATCTATAGCTGTATCACCTTACTTACATACTCAGCCTGTACCTGTAAGCGAATCAACGCTTAAAAATTTCTTCTTTGATAGAGATCAGGATCCATCTGAGTCAGGAGTAAAAAGTTCTATAATACCTTTTGTAGCAATAGGAACACTATATGCAGGGTATGCTAGTCTTTTCAAGAATACTGCAAATGTTAATGGCTTTACTAAGTTTTTAGGAAAAAACCCATGGCTTGGCCCAATACTAGGTATTGGTGCCGGAATGGCTGTCGAAAAAATGCAAGACAATATATTGAAACCAGTAAACGATACCATTTATAAAACAGCTACTGTAGCGGAAAAAATATTTTATTCCTCTATGATAGCTGCACCTGTATCGTATTACCAATCTGCTAAAGCGGAAGCGAAAGCTAGAACCGGACAACCCTTAAGTGCTACTGAAGATTTTGTTAGGAGAAATCCTTTTCTATCTACTATAGGAGCAACAGCTGCTATAGCTGGAACAGCTTCAGGAATACAAAAAACCTTTGCAGGTACGAAAAAGGTAGCGGATAAGGCCGCCAAAGCTGTAAAAGATACTGGACCTTATAAGTCTATGTTTAGTACGAAAGTGTCTGCACTAAGAAACGACTATATGTCTACTCTTGATCCAGGTACTATAAATTTAATATTTAATGAAGTAATCTCCTAGGAGGGAAATAGTGGCGTTTAATTTAGATGAACTGCTCAATGAGTTAGAATCTGAAGGTACTGAAAAAACAGCTGGAAGTGTTAAAACTTCTACTGATAAAACAGCCTCAGCAAATACTACCAGTAATGATGAACTATCATTAACAGAAAAGGTAGCGGAGCTAGTTGAGGATAAACTTCTTAACTCAGCAAATGAGTTTGGTAAAATTGCAGCTTTGTCATTTTTTGGCGAACTAGCAGCAATGGGTATAGCTTTACCTACCAATAACGATATGATGGTACCACCTGTGTCTGCGATTTCAGAACCATCAACTTCACCAACTATAATCGCTGAACACAAAGCTGGTATGCACGAGAAACAAGCTTCTTTTGTAAACACAAATTTTATAACAAACTTAAAAAACAAAATTTACGGGGAATCTAACTAATGAGTCTTTTAGATAAATTCAATGAAATGGTAGGCGAAACTCAAGCAGACAATATGTCTAAAGTAGCTGAGACAGAGCAAGCAGAACAAGAGCAGTTTATTGCTAAGTATGCCTCTTGGGCAGAAGACACTTTGAACCAAGAGGTTGGCCAAGGCAACTTCACAGTTGAAGATGTAGAAAAATTAGCTATGGCTAAAATAGAAGATGATGCACAAGAATTAGAAATGCGTGAAAAAGTAGCCGAAGCTTACGAGTTAGGTCAAATCATGTATGAAGGTTTTAAGTCAGCAGCTGAAGTAGACTCAGCTAACTAAATATACAATGTCTAAAGGTCTATTTAAAAAAGCAGCTGTAGCTATTCGCGGATTAATGTCTCAGAAAGATTCTCTTGAAGAACAAGTTGAGACGTTAACTACGCAGTTAGAAAAGTATGCATCTGCTAAAGAGCTATCATTTAAGTTGTTCAAAATGGGATTATTTCCTGCTGAAGACTTAGAAGAGCAGTTCAACTTAAACCTAGATAGATCTAAAGAAGATATAAACTCATTCGAAAAAGCGGCATCCGTTTTCACTAGCTTCTCTACAAACTTGGGGAGTCTTAGCGACAAACCGAGTTACAATGATGATACTGCTGAAGAAAGGTTTTTGTCTAGTCTTTTAGATGACTAATTAAATAACACTAAAGGAGAAAAAACAATGCTTCGACTTTTATCTGACTTAAATCAGGTTACACGTTTTGATGTTCCTGCTAACGCCACTTTAATTAGCTCAGGTGTAGCAGAAACGGGTACTTATGTTGTAAACAACGGCGGTACTTTAGAATTACCTACAACAGCAACTGCTGTAGGCGCAATGGCTGTATTCACCGAATCTAATAGAGACGGTTCTGCAGGCTGGTCACCAGATGTTACTTCTGGAACTGCTAACACACTAACTGTATTGCTAGGTAAGTACCGTGCAACTACAGATCAGTACGGCGGAACTCCAGCAGCTGGCACACCCTTAAAAGCAAATGCTTCTGGTAAATTAGTAGAAGCTACTGTAGGAACTGATCATATAAATGCAGTTTGTGTCAAAGGTCCTCATACTGTACGTCACTTACAGAATGATTACACCGTAATTGAAATTATAACTGTATAATAAGAGGTACTATAAAAAAATGGACGCAAGAACATTAAATGACTTATTCCTTCAGAAACTAGATACTGAAGAAGGGTTACGTAAAGTAGCAGCCGACGGCGCTTCTTTCATTCGTGAAAAACTACGCGAGACATCGTTTGCTCGTCAAATCTTACCACCACAGTATGTAACTCAAGCCGACTTACAGGTTAGTGTTAATCACGATGGTGTTGTTAAGATAATCGAGCTAGAACCAGATTCTAAAGCGATGTCAGTAAACTTCCGTGGTGCGCCGACTACAAATTATGTTGAAGGTAAAAGAATTGAGATGCCGTTTGCGCAAATTAGTTCTGAAGAATTCCAGAAAGCAGAAGAAGAACTTTTAGCTTATAGAATGCCGCTTACTCAAGTAATTGAGCAAAATGCAGTATTAGATATTCAAAAAGTTGAAGATCAAGCTTTCCTACGTCAAGTAGATGCAGCTATTGCTCTAGAAAATTCAGGAGTTACTGGCTCTTATGCAAGTGGCTCTGGTGCAGTACCAGAAAGTAAGCTTCGTGAGCTTTTTGATATTATCGATGGTAAGCAATTGCAGTCTGAAGTTTTGTTAATGGATACTACTATGTTTAACCGCATAATTATCGGTAACAACACTCAAGGCACATTTGGCGACGGCGGAATGAAAGGCGAGATCGCGGTGAACGGTTATAAATACCCAACACTATACGGTCGTCGTATTATGGTTTCTAATAAAACTGATATGTTGAGCAACAACATTTACGCATTTACTGCGCCTCAGTTCTTAGGTGAGTTTGCAATCTTAAACGATACCAAGTTTGATATTGACAAAAAACGTAACATCATCACTTTCTCAGCTTATGAGTCTGTTGGTATGATTATAGCTAACACTAAATCAGTTACGAAATTAACGTTAAGTTAATAGACTTTATTGATTAGAGGGATAGTAAGGGGAAGGCTGTGAAAGGTCTTCCCCTTTTTTTGTTTGACGCAATCTTTAGCTTCGCTTATATTTAATTATGAATCCAACAATTAACTATGATAATGTAGGTGTACCACAAGAGTACACTAAAATGGTATCGAGACTTCGAGGCTTTCTCGATGATACTGTAAAACAAAACGATTTAGAAGGTGTGCAAGAAAGCACAGATGGAGAACTATTTACAGCTTTAGAAGATTGCTGAGATGACGTTAATTACGGCTTCACTCCAATCGATCTAACTTTTGGATCTATAAAAGAAATCCCCTGGTCTATTCTTAGGATAGGTGCTACGCTAAGCGTACTCGAAAGTAAGGGAATCGGCTCAGCTAGAAATACACTGACTTATAATGATGCAGGTGGTATAACTATAAAAGATCAAGATAAATTCGGCCGTTATACAGTTTGGTATAATACCTTATTATCTGAGCATCGAAGAAGAGTTCAAAATTGGAAAAGACACGCTAATTTGAATGGAGCATTCGGCGGCATACCTAGTGAGTACGGAAATAACGCATACTAATGATTAAGCTTGCTGATATAGTCATACGTAGAACAGAGCCTACACAGCTCCAACTTACCTGGTCTTTTAAGAACACTATAGAAGACTTAAATAACTATGTATTAACTATATACCGAAGCGAAGGGCCTTCTACAAATTTAGATGAGTACGAAGTAGCAGCTACAGGCATACCAGTACTTAACTACGCTTTTAACGACCCTTACCCTAATGGTAGAGCTAATAGTAATACAACATGGTATTACAAATTTAAGATTAAGAATACGGAGACAGATCAAGAAAGTGTACAGCCAGACGACTATGCTTATATGGCTGACGAAGTACCTAATTTTAGATGAAGAAAAATATACTCTTTGAAGAAACTCGTGCTAGAGCGTAAATCAGGCAGAGATTTTCTACTACTTAAAAAAAGATCTTGGGGCCAAGTAAAGACCGAAGCGGATTTTGATCCTGTATTATTTGTTAGAAAAGGATTACCGGACAATACAGAATTTATAGATAACTATTTTTTCAACCCCATACGTTTTAAAGGTATGCTAGGTGTAACTCCTAGTATTAAACAAACGGCGTTATGAGGCCAAACTAGTCCTGGAACAGTTATGTTTAATACTATAACCTTCCCACCACTAGAAGTCGGTGATATAATAATTGATCCTACTAAAGATAATAGGTACAAAGTAGATAGGCTTAGAACGGTAGAGCTTCTAGGCTTTCCTGTGGAACAGCAAGCACAACTGGACCTAATACATATAGATGACGAGGTATACCAGATTGATACAGAAAATTATTAAATCTGTTAAAAATAGCAATGAAGTTACAACTTCAGAAAGCTTAACTCTTAGAATAAAGAAGGAGTTAACAGAAAGACTAGCAAGGGAGTCTGTTGACAACAACCCAATAAAGATAGAAGATCAACTTTTTAACGCAGATTTTAACGATGCTATTACCATCTCTTAAAGCTAAATATGTTTATTTGTCTTTTTTGCAAAACTACTTTGCGAATCATGATCTTTTTACGTGAAATATAGACCCAGTTAAAACTCAGATACTAATAACGGATAAGTATGCAACTGAGATAGGTATAGCCGCTAAAAGGCCATCTATCATACTAGACAGAGGCGAAATAAACTGAGCTAACGCCTATCGCTCTGAGGCAGAACGAACTAAGGAATCCACATACACAAGTAAGGACCCTGCTAAAAATTATAGTATAACTGATTTATTACAGACTAGAGTTACACTAAATATATTAGCCAAGCTTCCCTATACAGCAGATATCATAGCTAATGAAGTTTTTTACGCTTTGTCTGCACATCGAGAGCACTTTAAACATAAGGGCATACACAAGGTAAATAACATACAACTAGGCAGAGAGTCTATTATGTTAGCCGGTGCGGAAGAAGTTAAGCTATCTGTAGTGCCTGTATCATTTAGCTACACTTCTCAAGAAACTGTATCAGTTTCTGAAAAGTTTTATAATGCTAAAGTATACATAAATGATATTAAGCAATCAGAGAACAGTGATTATATAATTACTGGAAATGGTACTCAAATATTATTTAAAAGTGCTCCAGACCCTACAGCAACTAAAACTATATCATATGCTAATGCGATAACCTTACAAGAAATTAATAAGGCCGCCTTGATTCCTGAGCCGTTAAACAATAGATTATATACAGTACCTAATTCAGGAACAATTTATGGGTATTATAAATTACTAAATTCTATAGAATTTAAAAAAGATTCAGCTGAATGAACAACGATAGAGAACGTATAGATCTTTTAATAAAAAATGCTAGATGACTGCCGGGACTTAACTCCCTTAAAAGAGCATTTATAGGAAGCCCATCAACTGATAGGTCAGTTGGCTTTATAAGTAATTTTAAAAATTATGTAACTAGGGCTGTAAAAGGGGATACCAGTGTTGCTAGAAGTTCATCTAAACCTGCATCAGCGTCTCGGTCGTTTGTTAATAGCGTAAGTAAGAAAGGTAAAAATGATAAGAGTACTTTACTTGATAGGTTTGCTAAGAATAAAGGTCCGTTAACAGCTATAGAAAGTGGCAAAGGTAAAGAGTATGTAGGAAGAGTCAATGTCTCAAAAGCTAACGCTAAAATGGGGATAGCCTCATCTCTTAGAGAAAGCCTAGGGAATACAGCACATGTGATGCAACAAATAGGAGCTAACACGAAGGGCAAAGGCTTTTTTGGAGGCGCCACACAAGTGATTAAAAATATAGGACACCAAGCTACTTCAGATCTTAAGCGTGATCTTTTTATGGAAGTAGGTAAAGGTAGAGGAAAGGTATTGACTAGTAGCACTGGTAAGAAGACCTTTCAAGACAAGACAATTTTTGGTAACCTTAGAACAAGGGAAATGGTAGGAGATACAAACCGTGATACGGTATTACTAAAGCAGCGAAAAAGGTATATGCCAGTAGCTGTAGCATTAGGTGGTAGCGGAATAGCAGTTGCCGGCGGATCGTATGCGTTATCAGACAAAGAGGAATCTAAGAGAAGAAGAGGCTCCCAAGCATTAGTAGAAGGAGCGGCATGAGGACTTTCAGGACCTTTGGGCATGGCCACAAGTTTAACCATAGGTAGTAGGATAGAAAAACGTAGAAAGAAAAGAGAAGAAAAGAAAAATTTAAACAACCAAACTAGGAGCGTATAAAGATGGCTTATCAAAAACCTGGTGTAACTGTAAGACAGGTTCAAAATACTGCAAGTCTTCCACTACCCCAACCACAAACTCAGGCATGTATTGTAGGTGCTGGGTATTACTGGCAAGATATTACGTCAGTAAGATCTATAGCTACAGAACAATATGTAGCAAACTCAAACACGGCTACTGTTGTAGACTTAACACAATTTAACTCAGACATTGTAGCTATTGTTCCTAAAAGCATATATGTAGAAATAACTAGTACTAGAGGAAATAAATTTATAGTACCTAATGATTTGCTAGCTATTGTAAACGAGACAGATCTGTCAATTACAGTCGAAAGCGTTCCGGAAAGTGTTCTTGCTTCTACAGAATCAGGAGTTATACGAGTAGGATTCTTAGCTAATAATGGAAATATAGAAGACAAGTTTCAAACTATTACCAATACTAGGGACTTAAATGACCTAGGCTTAGCACCTACTTGGTTTAATCCTTTAAGCTATGCGGCTGATATAGCGATTGCTAATAGTGGATCTGCAGTGAATGTTATAGGAACGCCTTTTGCCCCTGCCGCTGAGGATGTTAGTAACGCTATGAGTATACTTGCTAATCAAGCAGATGTATATAGTATTGCAGTTTTAAGCCAAAGTAGTGATGAGCTACTTAAGGCAGCAAGTCATGCAACTACACTATCTTCTCCAACAAATAAGTCAGAGCGAATAGTTTTTGGAAGTATTGACCGATCTGGTGAATACACTGATAAGGCGTTCCCATCTGATGCAGAAAAAACTACAGAAGCTAAAGAGATTTCTGATGCTACTTCTGCGTTAAACAATAAGCGTCTTTTTGTTATCCAACCTGATCGAGTTTACGTTAGAGAATCAGCTCATATATCTACGTTACACGTAGATTTCTTACAATCTGTGTTTGGCACTGGGTGGAGTGATGGCTTTCCAAAACTTGATCAAACTGTTTCTTATATAGAAGATGGTGTGTCTAAGGTAATCACTAGAGGTACTTTAATAACTGCAACTGTTTGAGCTAAGCTAAAAACATTAGCGGACGCACAAAGCAGTTCTAACTACAGTGTATTAATACCCGTTCCAGGTTATTTCTTAGCAGCTGGTTTAGCAGGTAGAGTTTCTGTAAAGGCACCACAAACGCCTTTGACAAATTCAGCTATTGCAGGCCCGTTTGCAGATACTATTAAAAGTAACGATTATTACAGCCAAGGTCACTTAGATGAGATTGCTTCAGGCGGTGTTTGGATTGTAGAATCTAAAGGTGGTACGATGGTTAATCGTCATCAGTTGTCAACTGCAGCCAGTAGCGTAGAGACTAGAGAGCTTAGTATAACTACTCAGATAGATTACACTGCTAAGTTCCTTAGAGAGCTTGTAGAACCTACCATAGGTATTAACGTCATATCCGATTCCTTTATTAATCAGATCAGGACAGCCTTTAATGGAGCTGCTGAGACATTAGTTAAGCAGGGTATACTACGAGAGCTAAACATTTTAAGTGTTACGCAAGACACAAACAATCCAGATACTATTACAGCTGATTTCAGCTTGTTGCCTCTGTATCCGGTTAATTATATTAACATCACACTTACATTTTAATACAGAGGTATATATAACATGGCTAGTTTAAAAAATTTACAAGAATGAGGCACAAAAATAGGTGCCAATGAAAACGTACAGACGGAAGATGAAGATTCGGCAACTCGTGGCGGATTTTTATCCGCTGAGTCTGCTGTACTTGTTGCAGGTCCAACAGTTTACGACCCTTCAAACACTCAAAACTTGATACCAATAGGGCTTGTACAACAAGCACAAGTAAATCAAAGTAAGCAAGTAAATGAGATTTTTGAAGTAGGTTCGCGAGTACCATTCTTCATACCAGGCAGACACGGAGTTAGAGCTTCTTTGTCTAGAGTTCTGTTTGATGGACCTTCTTTGTTTTACGCGTTATATAGAGGCGGGTATTCAGGAAGCAGTATTGCACCAAATTTTACCGGCGCTGGAAGCAATGACACACCTACGTCACCTTATTCAGGGGAAGTCACATTTAACTCTTCTAGCCAAACTGTAAATAATACGGACGAGCAAATCATAGGAAATAGCGAGGAATTTGGGAGATTTTGGTCAAACCTAGGATCAACAATATTTAATAGACCTATAGGTTTAGGCATCATATTGTATGACATGGAAGGACAACCTTATGGTGGGTCTTATCTCGAGCATTGTTTAATACAAACTCATAATTTTGGGATATCTGCAAATCAAACAGTATTAGCGGAAAGTGTTAGTTTGTCAGCTAGGCGTGTTATTCCTATTAATGCAGCTAATTTAACTAATGTGGGCATCACTGCGGTATAAGTATAACTAATTATACAACAATCTTAAGCTAAAAAAAGAAAGGGGTCAAAAGCCCCTTTTTTAATTTAATAGTTGTAATTCTTACGGTTGTGGGCTTGATATAATATATTATTAAACCACCTTCTTTTAGAAGCTTTTTTCATGATAGGGGGACTATCGTGGATAGGAGCTTCTGCAGCTAGTTTATTTATTAACTTTACTTTATTTTTAAAGTTAAGCTTTGAAGGACTTATATCAGAAACATCTGCGCCTATATCGATCTTCTTGGCATCGTTCTCCGCTTTATCAAAGTAAGTCGCACCATTTAAAGGTGGTATCACCTGATCCCATCTAGCAAACACGGGTGCAGGTTCTCCAGCTATATCTAATAGATATCCGCCCTCAATGTACTTATTACTAGCTCCTGGCTCTATTATAGAGTTAAGGGTTATTACCATTGAAATTTTTACGTATTCTGAAAATCGCACAGGTTTACCTATATAGCTTTCATCTACTTCTTCACTTGACTCAATTAAATCGTAATCTCAGCCGTAGTAAAAATATGTACCTTCCAGATCAACATCCGGTCGGTACACAATTCTATTACCCATTATAAAAAAAGGTATTCGGCGATTTTTGTAACTTTTTATCCTGCGTGAGGATACAGACTTGCGCTTTGTTTTGGGGCTAGGTGTGTCTTGCATATACTTGTTGATAAGTACATAAACTCCCCTTTACGCTCATTATACTTTCTACCTATAAAGGTAGCGTCCTGTTTTTCAGGATCTAAGACGAGGTAAGCCTTAGTTAGGCTATCTGGGGAAAAGGTTGCTATGTTATGATGCTTAATAAGGTCTCTCTTATTATCCTCTAAACTTGCCAAAAAGTCAAGTAATAGATCAGAGAACCAAGATTCTTTATATTCCATAATAAAAAAAGCCTGATTTCTCAGGCCCCGTTAAGTTTAAATTTGTTAGTTACAGTGAGGTAAATTCAATACCTTCGCCACGATCTTTACTGGCTCTAGGTGCTAAGCTAAAGGTAAGTTGCCCAGCTTTGTACTCAGTTGCTACGTCGTCTTTTCGAATTCCATCAGCAAAGACGTGTTTATGGACAATATCGTCATCTATTTTTATCAGGATAATATTCTTATCCCAACCAATTTTAATCTGCTCTTTATCAATGCCTGGGACATTTATTATAAGCTCGTTTCCTTTGACGCGTGGTTGCAATAAAGGATCAAAAGCTTTATGATCTAGAACTTCTTCTACATCATTTATAAATCTCATTATGTTTTTATAGTTTAAATCCATGGTATTTTTTTTTAGCTTAGTTTAGTGTTAATTAGTTAGTTAATTAGTCAGTAAGTACACAAATGATGTACCAACTGTCATTTTGACAACTCTATAAGTCGCCAAAACCTTCGTAATCGTCTTGATCCATGTCTTGGTCAAATGATCCCACCACATAACTCTCTATCTCAGTTTCTTGAGGAGCGTTCTGCATTGATTTAGATTCGGTCCAATTGTTGATCCAATTTATAGGATTTTTAGCACCCTCAAATAGTATAGGAAGCTTTATAGCTTTCATACGCTTGTTAGTCAACCACTTCATATACATAGTGAGTATCTCGGCGTTTAGACCTAACATAGCTCCATCTTTAAATAAGTAGTTAGCCCACTCCATTTCCTCAAGAGCTGCATCCTCAAACATTTTAATAACGGTAGGCTCACATTCTTTAACTATATGTTGAAATCCCTCACTTGGTTCACTAATCCATAAATTAATGATTTGTTGAGTGAAAGAAAGATGAAGATTTTCATCTC